AAATTTTTCAATAGACATCATTCATCACTCCTTATTAATTAGAAACACTTATCAATATAAGGGTGAAAAAGTTTTATTCAAGTTTGGCTTAGTGATTTGTGAGAAATGTCAGTAATTGATTTTCAATATGTTTAATATCTGCCGGTGAAAAGCCTAACAACTTTCGTTCAGGGTATTGAATTTCTAATAACTTACCTCGCACACGCTCTTTTAAACCGTAATGATGAACAGCAGCAATACCCGCCACTTGCGGAGCAAAAGAAAGCGTGACACCTTTATCATTTGCTGACATTCGCAAATAACGGGCAGTGGCTAAACGCTTAAACATGCGAGTCTGTTTATTGGGTTTTGACGTACTGATTTTGTCTTTTTTTACTTCAATAAAACGCAAAATATCACGTTTATAAAAACTACGTTCGGCTTTCTTTTCCAAATCGTAACCGGTGATCACCTCACCTTTTTTTGTTTTGCGTAATCGCCAATTTTTTAAACTGCGAGACTGTCCTTTCCAGACAAATTTCATTCCTCGCAACACGGTAACCGTTGAGGCTTTTCGTTTGGTGAATGCCGTTCCATCGGGATTTTTTTGCGCACGGATACGTTGTAAATTGCTTTTGCGTAAATCACGGGCAATTTCACGGGCTAATTTTTTACGTTCATTGGGTGACGCTTTTGCCAACATAGCGGCTAATGCTTGGGTTAACGGGCTGAAATCATCAGCGTTCATGAGCCACACTCTCCCAACTCTCAAACGGATCAGCCGGCTCTTCAATGGCACCAACAACCAATTTAGCCGCTTGCACATTAACGAGGACACGCTCAGTCAACTTTAAATCAATGCTAATACTGGCGGTCTGGTTGCTATCAATAAAGGCATCAAAGGTAAAATGACTTTGGCGTTTATCGGGATTCAGGAAAATATCAGGCTGATGTTGTTCAATCCAACCAATGATCACCGCCATTAACACATCTTGGTCACCGGGATAATCATCAATAATAATATTGAGATTGTATTGATACTCATAAGATTGACTTCTGGCACCGGTTGCCACAATCGCCCCACCGTCAATAAAGGTGTAGAGCCTATCTGGGTTATCCCCTAAATAGCTTACTTTTTTAATTAAGGTATCACGTAGGTTGGCAGGCTTTTTCATGGTTTAACTCATTGATGTATTGCAATAATCGATTTGTATAATCAATCAAATATTCCGTTTGTGCCTTATTCTCCGCCATCATTTCGAGGAGACGTAAATAATCTTGTTGAGCTGTTTCGGTAAGTCGTGTGGAGGTTGCATTACCCATGCCGGCGGTGGCGGTGGTGTGATTATCGGGGTTGGGGCAATCGGCTTTGATGTACACCCGTTTAGTATTATTGCGCAACTCATCATTAAGCCGGCTAATATCATTTTTTGCATCGGTTAACGCCTTTGTGTGTTGTTTATCCAATTCTGATAAGCGGGCAAGTTCTTCCTGATAATGTTCAATGGCGTCTTGATGACTGATAACACTTTTCTTAAGGGCGAGATTATCACCCTTAAGCTGGCTATTCTCAGTGAGCAAAGCATCAAACTTAAATATCAGTAGCAAGCCCATCACACCCGCCACAATAATAAGCAGTACGTTCCTTTTCATCGTGGGATCTCAATATGAGGATAATCAGGAAAGCGGGTTTCAACGGGTAAACTGGGATCACTTTTCCAGTTTTTACCAAAACGTAATGTTACCCCTTCTTCATCTGCCGCTTGCTTAAATGCCATTAAAACCGGCTCAAAAAAATGCGGGTGCCATTCCATCCCTGGTTTAATCGCAGAAGGCAAAATATCAATGGCATCGCCTGTTAAATGACGGCTGTCTAATGTTTTTGAAACGCCTTTTTTCACATTTTCTTTTTGCTTTTTAAGTGTGCGAACACCTTCAATCACTGCAAAGTCCGCCGTAGAAATGTCTAACGCACGATAAGCAATTTTCACTAATAGCGGATTAACGCCACTAAGATTATTTTTACTGCGCTGGCTAAAGATAAATTTATTCACCAGAGACCTTCCTTAAGAATCTTTTTTCTAACGCACTGACCAATGCAGCACCAGACCAGCCCGCCATACCGGCAATAGCGCCGGCAATTTCAGGTTGCCACTGGTAATAACTTGCACCGAATAAAATCAATGCCCCTGAAAACATAGAGACAACAATTTGTGCAAATAAGATGGCAAAGCGGAACGGTTCCCCTTTCACTATTTTATTGGCATAACTGGCAATACCACCAAAAACCGCCATACCGGCAATTAATAAGGCAGTAAACCAATTCATATTATTTGGATCTTTATAGGGCATCTTCTTCATACCTTCCCCCTTAAAGGGGTTAATCCCAAAGTTGTAAAATCGGTGTGGTGCTGTGTTGTTGGGGTGCATCAGGTAACTCAATCGCGGTGCCGGTAGGTAATATTGCCCCTAATTCAACCAGCCCCGGATTGGCTTCTAATACTTGTTCAATCATGCCGGATGACTGACCAAAGTAACGCCAACAAATATCATCTACGCTATCCCCTTGCTGGGTGTAAATCCGCATTAGATAAGCTCCACCGTGTTATGGGTTTCCCCTTTGATACGTTGTAACGCCCACTTGCCATCACGCCACACGTCATCAATAGCCGGCGTCATGGTGTCGGCTTTTTTATTACCTTGTGCGGTAGTATCAATATCGCGATAACGCTCGATTAAACTGGCTTTTGCAAAACAGAACACCGCACGCTGATATAAAATCATCAGTTCACTTTCACCGTTAATCTGTTCAGCGGGCACGTCTTTTAATGTTTTCGCAGCTTGACCAATACGCCACTGATACAATTCGCGATTCACTTCAATCATGGCGTTCAATAACGTGCTTTTCAGCCGTTCCGGTGTCACAGTGCCATCGACGCGAGTTTGCAATTGAAAATCACGAGTTTGAATATCAGGGAAAAAGCCATTATTTTTAATGGTTTCGTCTTTTTGTGGCACAGGGTTAGCAGAAACATAATCCATAAGAAAACCTTAAAATAGGTGGGCGGTGGACGAAAGAAAGCAAATTGCTTTTTCCGTGCCGCCCTGACGTGGTGTCACTATGCTTTTTCAGCGTCACGCTGAGCTTTGAGCACTTTATCGAGTTGTTTTAATTCGGTTTTCACACCGATATTCATGTTTAACTCTAAGGCTCGACTTAATACGCAGTAGCTTTCTTGTGGGCGATTATTATCGCGTAGCACTAACCCTAAGATTTTGTAGAGTTTTGCCCTCACTTCATCAGGCATATCTTCATCATCGGTCAAGGCACGTGTACGCTCTAATGTTGCCAATGAAACCGGTGATTTCACGGCATACGCTCGCATGGCAGAATCGGCGATTTCTTCGGCAATCACGGTGCCCGTGGTGCGGTTCACACCGGGGATCACTAAACGGTTAGCTAATGCGTAAACGGCAATATCTAACGCCCCCTCATAATCCCCCGCATCAATTTTCCACAGCAAAATCGTCATTAAGACATCATCTTGCACACCGCTACCACCGGACAATGCCCCATCAACCCACGGCTGATAATTGGCTAATATCTTGCGCTTATAAGCTTCTTTGCGTTCGCGTGACTGAAAATGTTTTAGCTCTTTTTTATCTGTCGCAAGACGTAACAGCATCATGTGATAGCCCTGTGTATTGCGGCTAACATGCCCACCCAATTGGCTGGACTGTTGCGCGCTAAGGCTCATGCGGTGTTTTTCCCACGGAGATAATGCCATTATTTCGCCTTTTTATTTTCAGTTGGTGTTTCTTCTGTTACTGCTTTGTCGTCTTTGACGACTTCATTTTCAGAAGCTCCCCCCTCTTTTTTTGTTTCTGGCTGTGTCTCTTTTACATCTTCAAAAACAATATTTTCGACCAGCGCCACACCGCGAAAATCTTCAACCACAAAATCTTCATTGACGGACTCGTAGTTTTCGATGCGATCGCGTTTTGGGTTATCTAACACTTGACGACGACGAGAATCCGCAAGGAAATAAATCGACAAGTTATCAAGGCGAGTGATAAAAAACGCATTGTCAGGGAAGAACGGCGCACGTACAGCCGGCAAACCGCCGATACGTTTCTGACTGATAATGGTATCTGCCGCCAGTTTTTCACTGTTATCTTGGTCTTTATTAACCAGTGGAAAATATTTATCTGCTAATAATTTACGGCCACAAATCACAACAAGACCGGTATCGTCCTGATATTCAGGATCAATCGCCGTATCGACCGTATCTTGCACTAATGCGTCAAGATTTTGATAAGCTTGCCCTTTACCGACCAGAATAGGCTGCGCTGTGGTTGCACCGTCTTTCGTTTCACTACCCATCACATGCTCTGGCGCACGCTCGCGTACTTTTTGTAACCAGCCTGAATTCACATCTTGCAGTAAGGGATATTTTTTCCGATCAGAATTATCGGCGCGGTGTGTACCATTAAAACCAATCATAATGCGGTCTAATGCCTGACGGCGGATAATCGCATCGCGGATACGGGTTTGAAAGTCGGTAAACTTCGCCCACATATCAATTTTGGCGTAATCAAGGTGGGTGTCGTAATTGGTTTTCTGGCAATGATAGCTATTTTTGGTCAGCTTAATCGGATCACTTGTTTCGCGCTCTTTTGCTGTTGTATCGGTAGTGCCTGCGATAGTTGACCCGATACCTAAACCGATGGCCTCCCCCACTTGCTCATCAACGGGCACGATATTAACGTGTGTTAAAAATTCTGCTGACTGCTGAATATTGGTTTCCAGCGTTTGCGCGGCAGACGGTTCAATTTGAACCTTTGTATCACTAAACGCTTGCGCGCTAACACCGTAAATTTTACCGAGTTGCGTGAGGTACGCATTAAATTTAAAACGAGTTTCTTTTTTCATGGTCTGTTCACTACCTTAGCAATTCGTCAGCACTTCGCTATTATTTTCGCCACCCGTGGCCGGCGGACGATGTGAGAACGAGGCGTCTGTATTTTCAAATTGGTTTTTTAATTCCGTGAGTTGTTGCGTAAGTGCTTTTACCGCTTCGCTTTGGTCGGCGTTTTTTAATGCGGTAATTTCTGCAGAAAGGGTTTGTACTTCTTGGGCGCACAGCTCCACCGCCTGATGCACATCGGTAAATCGCGCATCATCACTGTGTTGTTTTTTAGAAAACATCTCTTTAATAATGCTAAAAAGCCCTGGCTTCTCGCTCTGCGGGTTTTCATCAATAAATTCAAAGTGATTTTCTTCTGCAGCAGTAAAAACGTTATCTTTGCTTTGTTTGCGCTCTGAAAGCGGGCTACTTTGTGCATTAGCACTAAATTGCAGCATTTCAGTGCCTAAACTCGCGGGGTTATCGGTGACCGCCAGCCCGACTAAATACGCTTCGCCGGTATCTGAAAAACTCGGGTCAATTTCAACAGAGGTATAAACTTTTTGACGTTTTTTATTGAGTTCAATTAAATCAGGCGTCGGATTGATCACACCATACAGTGCCAACTTACCCGCCAGTGCCCCTTCTTTAATTTCCTCGGTATACACCGACTCCACATCACCAAAGCGTGGTGCCCATGAATAGTTATAGTGATCGATATTGACTCGCGCACCATAAACCGTGGGATCAAAGTTTTTCGCGATTTGGGTTAACCATTCGCGATCAACTCGACGCCCGTCCGTTGTCGCCCCTTCAACACAAAGACGAACCGGTTTTGATTTCTTCGACATGCACTACTCCAGACTGCATCCATTTATTCGTTGGTCTGTATGTTGTCGGTTAAAAGGGGCGTTAAACAATGGATAGGGTTTGTCTGAGATATGGCACAACGGGAATAAAGCGAATAGGTGATCAGCGGTCAATAGACTAGCCGTAACTTAAGCAAGAAATCGTGATTGTGCAATGACTATGACAGAAACATTTGATAACCGAAAAAAAGCAATGCACCTGTATTTTGCCGGTTACCGCATTGCTCGCATAGCGGAATCGCTAGGCGAAAAGGCGTCCACTATTCACAGTTGGAAACGTCGCGATAATTGGGATGAAATCAGCCCTACCGAACGCGCAGAGTTAACCGTTGAGGCGCGTTATTGCAATCTAATTTTAAAAGAGAGCAAAGAAGGCAAAGATTTTAAAGAAATCGACTTGTTAGGGCGTCAACTTGAACGCATGGCGCGGATCAGAAAATATCAAAACGGTGGCAATGAAACGGACCTAAACCCTAAGATTGCTAACCGCAATAAAGGCGAACGCCGTCAGCCAGAGAAAAACTTCTTTTCAGAAGAACAAATTGAAAAACTAGAAGATATCTTTCGCAATACGTTGTTTGAATATCAAAAGGTGTGGTATCGCGCCGGTCATCACCGCATTCGTAATATTTTAAAATCCCGTCAAATCGGCGCAACATTCTACTTTGCCCGTGAAGCCTTTATTGATGCCCTGACCACCGGACGTAATCAGGTTTTCCTGTCAGCAAGTAAAGCGCAAGCCTATATGTTCCGTGAATATATTATCAAAATGGCATTGGAGGTTGATGTTGAATTAAAAGGCGACCCATTGATGTTAAGCAACGGTGCAACGCTCTATTTCCTTGGCACTAATGCCCGCACGGCACAAAGTTATCACGGTAATTTATATCTGGATGAAACCTTTTGGATCCCGAAATTTCAGGAGTTACGCAAAGTGACTTCGGGTATGGCGATACAAAAACATTGGCGACAAACCTACTTTTCAACACCGTCAACCATGAGCCATGAAGCGTACCCCTTTTGGTCAGGCAAGCTGTATAACCGCGGGCGCAAAAAAGAAGACAGAGTTGATATTGATATCTCACATGAAGCCTTAGTCAATGGACGTTTATGTGAAGATGGGCAATGGCGACAAATCGTCAATATTGAAGATGCACTACGAGGCGGTTGTGATTTATTCGATTTAGAGCAACTCAAAAAAGAGTATAGCCCAGACGAATATAACAACCTATTAATGTGTCACTTTATGGATGATATCGAATCTCTATTCAACTTTAACATGATGCAAAATTGCATGGTGGACAGTTGGGAGGTGTGGGATGACATTCAACCGTTAGCGCTGCGTCCTTATGGTTATGATCCGGTTTGGGTAGGTTACGACCCCAGCAAAGGCGGTGAAAATGGTGATAGTGCCGGTTGTGTGGTTATCGCGCCGCCGAAAGTACCCGGAGGAAAATTCCGCATATTAGAACGCCATCAATGGCGTGGTATGGATTTTCGCGCACAAGCTGACGCCATTAAAAAAATCACCGAACGTTTCTATGTGGAATATATGGGTATTGATACCACCGGCTTAGGACATGGGGTTTATCAGAATGTTATCCAGTTTTTCCCTGCTGCGCGTGAGTTTATTTATAACCCGAATGTCAAAAATGCCTTAGTCATTAAAGCCTATGACGTGATTAGTCACGGACGCTTAGAGTTCGATGCGCAGTGCGTTGATATCATTCAATCCTTTACATCCATTCGTCGTACCACCACCGGAAGCGGTAACCGCCCAACCTATGAGGCCTCGCGCAGTGAAGAAAGCGGACATGCTGACCTTGCATGGGCAACAATGCACGCCCTCTTCAACGAACCCTTAACTGGCACCACCGAGAACAGTAATAACATTGTGGAGATTTATTGATGAGCCGTAAAAATAAAAAGAATTTTAAAGCACAACAAACGGCAACCGCTAATAACAGCATGGAAGCCTTTACCTTTGGTGATCCCGTTCCGGTGTTAGATAAACGAGAAATTTTTGATTATCTGGAATGTGCGCAAATTGATAATTGGTATGAGCCACCGGTTAGCTTTGATGGGTTATCAAAACTGTTTCGTGCGGCGACACATCATAGCAGTGCAATTTATGTCAAACGTAATATTTTAGTCAGCACATTTCAGCCTAACCGTTTTCTCTCTAAGTTAGACTTTAGCCGGTTTGCGCTCGACTTCTTAACCTTTGGCAATGCCTATCTTGAACGGCGTAATAGCATGGCGGGTAATTTATTAAAGCTCACACCATCCCTCGCAAAATATACCCGCCGTGGCGTTGCCGATGACAGTTATTGGTTTGTGCGTTACGGCTATGACTCACAACCTTATGAGTTTAAACCCGGTAGTGTGTTTCAGTTATACGAACCCGACTTAAATCAAGAGCTATACGGGTTACCAGAATATCTGGCCTCCACGATGTCAGTGCTACTGAATGAAGCAGCAACCTTGTTTCGTGTTAAATATTATCGCAACGGAAGCCATGCCGGATTTATTTTATACGTCAGTGACGCCTCACAAAACCAAAGCGACATTGATAAAATCCGTAACGCAATGCAAAACTCAAAAGGCCCCGGCAATTTCCGCAACCTGTTTATCCACGCGCCGAACGGCAAGAAAGACGGAGTGCAAGTTATTCCATTAAGTGAGATTGCGGCAAAAGATGAATTTCTCAATATCAAGAATGTCAGCCGTGACGATATGTTAGCAGCACACCGCGTACCGCCTCAAATGATGGGGATCATTCCACAGAATACCGGTGGCTTTGGTGATGTTGAAAAAGCAGCAAAGGTTTTCTTTCGTAATGAGTTGGCACCACTGCAAAGCAAGATATTACAAATTAATGATTGGCTAGGTGAAGAAGTAATTAAGTTTGATAAGTACACATTAGATGATGAGTAACCTCATCACACAAAGAACAATACCGCCGACACTGGCGGTATGATTTTTCTACATTAGCTATCTTCAAAAAGGGAAGTTTTTAGATAATAAATGAAGCATACTAAACATTCTTTGATATAAATATTCTATATGGTCACTATCTTGTATCTTAATTTGTGACATTTCTGAATGTCTAATAAAATATTTATTACCAATTTCAGTCAAATA